TGATTTTTGATATACAGTCTTTGACTTTTGATATGCAGTTCTTGACATTACAAACTCCAGTTTATTCATACTATATAACATTCTAACAATCGTTATTTCTAAAATGGTAATGAAGGACCTGGCATCTTATCGTTTTTAGGTGTTGATGGAATCACTCCACCTGTTGCAGATGGCATCTTTGGCATTGAAGAATTCATCATACCAGGAAGCGCACCAGTGACTGCTTCTGTGGCAGCTTTAATTACATTTTGTTTTGCATCCTCAATTAAAGCATCTTTATTAGAATAAAGATAAACACCACCACCAACAACAGAAGCAGATACAACAAAAGAAGCAAGTGAAAGAAGGTTAATTAGAGTTTGCATAGTTCTAAAATCTGTAGATATCGTTTGGTTTTGTAGGTTTAGTAGATAATTGAATTGGTTGTTGTTCTATTTTTATAGTTTGAGATGGAGCAGTTTGTGATGCTGCTTCAATTAATCTCTCAACATCTGCTTTACTTATGCCCGATCCACCCTCACCTTTGCCTTTAGCTGCCTGAACACCAAAAGTAGCTAAGACCCCGGTGAAGACAGAGGCGATGAATGTTGGATCCAATTTTTGTTCGGGAATTCCAAGAGCAGCTGGTAGTTTGATGTATGCCAAAGTAAGAATTCCGCCGCTCCAAATAAGGATACCAAGACGGACAAAAGTAGACAGAATTGCAAGTTGTTCTTCCTTGTCATCCGTCGCCTCTTTTATTTTTCCAATAATACCTTTACTCTTAGGTTTCTCTATATGGTCTGATACTTCTTTATCGCTCATTTATATAAAGAGTAAGGCATTATTATTTATGCCGACTGTACTTTCTTCTTTCCAATATTATATTTGGACTCAAGTTCCCATTCACCCTTCTCTTTGTATGCTAATACTTTTATTTGATTGAGTGGTGCAATATCAAGAATAGTATCAGCTTTAACAATGCTAATTAATCCCCAATCAGCAAGAAGTTGAGTAATTCTATTTCTACGTTGAATATCATTTTGAGTTAAATTTGCCGTCTTACCATCAAGGGCAAACAATTCTTTAAAATGAACGATGTAATACTTTCCTTGCTTATGCAAGATATGGCAGGACTGATAGAGTTTCTTTTCTTTACGTGATGCAACTCCAATCCTTGAAAGAGTTTCTCTTACCTTAAGAAAGTCATCTGGTTGAGAAAGTTTTACCTCAACCATACTTTCACGAGTCCATTTTACCTCAGCAACTTGAGACATTATGTCTTTCCTCCACGATTTAATTTCGATTTAATAAATTCAATTTGTTCTTTATTTAGTATCTTTAGAACTTCTTGTGCTTTTGGAGTACTATAATTATAATATTCCTTGATAGACTCAAGATCATCTAATTTTACTTTCTTGTCCCAGGGGGAGAAACGTTTTCTCTTCCTAACGGTATTTATAAAGAAATCATATTGAAGTTTATTAGGCAACTCCCAATACAAATTCATTAGGTTTGCCAAAAGAATAGTATCGATATGAGATGAAAGACATTTGTTAATGACCCATGCTGGATAATCTTTTTCCCAACCTGGATCATCACCATCCATCAAATTAATTTTTGTCTGATTGATTGACTTCAAATAATCCGTCAAGTTGTGAGCATACTTCATAATTAAGTAACAAAAGTTCTTTTCTTTTTTTCTGGTCTTTAGTATAAGTTCCTGTAGATCTCATGGTATAAGTTAAATCCCAATCTTTTTGATACCAACCAGGAAACCTCTCTTTAACAAAGATATCAGAATTGTAAGTAATCATACATTTATGATCAGAATTATTACAGTGTGCTGCAAACAATTCATGATCAAATCCCTTATGCATATTACCTTTCTTACCATACAAGGAGTCTTTAATGTCGTATGGAGGATCTAGAAATACAAACTCGCCATCACCATAAACTAAATCAGTATAATCAAAATTGGTAATATTCCAATACTGAATAAGTTCAGATAATGCTGGGAGTTTATCTATACCTCTAAATGTAAAGTTCTGCCTAGATGCCTGCTCACTAAATGAAGATGACTCTGACAGTCCACTAAAAGAACACTTATTAACTATATAAAAATTAAATCCTACAACGTATTCGTCATCACCAGTGAGTGCTTTTTTTGCATTGATGAATGCTTCCTTATGAGCAACAGGACTCTCGCCAAGTTCAGTTTTCAATTCCCTAAGGTCTGACGACAACCGTTCTCCATTGACCTGTAGGGTCTTCCAGAAGGCGTAGAGAGGACGATAGAGGTCATTCACCCATATCTCAGCGTTAGGGTACTTCTGGGTCACGTAGAGCGCCATAGAACCACCTCCTAGAAAAGGTTCCCTATAGTACTCAATGGGAGGGAGGTGCTGACTCAAATATTTGATTGCCCTAGATTTGCCTCCAGGATAACGAAGTGGTGTTTTCAAAAGTGCCATTACAGGATGCCTTCAACTCCATCAAGTATATCAGATGCCGTGATGCTTTTGGATGCAGGTTTAATATTTGTAAAAAGAACCGTAAAATCTCCTGGTTGAAACTTTACCTTTGCAGTTGTTGATTTGGGTGTCCAGTACACACGCTTCTTAGCAGTGTCCCAATCAGTGTAACCAATAGACATGTTCTCAGTATCGACCAAGAACATATAATCAAAAGTTTCAGTTACAACCTTTGTGTCACCTGCAAAGTTTTTTAGAGTGATTACCTTTGTTGCTCCATTCTTTTGAAACAATCCAAGAGTTCCTTTCATTTCATAACGAATTTCATCTTCACCAATAAAATCAACTCCGTCCATATGATCACCAACATAACGGACCTGCTTGTCACTCCACTTTGCAAACGACTTCTCTTGAAGATAAGTTCGGAAAGTTTTGAAGGTGTTTGACTTCATCTCTTTGGTGTTGGTAGCATCTACACAACCAAAGAACTCTTCCAAGTTAATGCGAGAAAAATCAAGATTCATTTAAATTTACACTCCGTCATAAGTTCAGTAAAAGCAGACATAAGATTGATTTCTTGATCTGCAACAAAGGCAGACATATGTTGGTACTTACCAAGAATTATAACTGCTTTTTGTATAGATCCATCAGTGTTATCAAAAAACTCATACAAATTGTCGTAAATTGATCTGAAGATATGGACTGGTTCATTGTCTAGATTAGAAGAAGTCCATTTCTGCACAGTTTTATATTTCTTATACTTCAAAGCATTAGTTAATTCACTAAATTTAATTTCAGTAAGCGTAGAGAGAATACCACTATCAATTACACCTCCGACTGAGTACAGTTGACACTCATTGAGAATCCTACGCCAATCTGGAAAGAACTTTACAATTAATTGGGGAAGAACTTTCTCATCATATTGTATACCCTCTGCCTTAAGTATAACCCGGAGACGGTTGAAAAACTCATTTGCGAGTTTCTTCTTTTCTGTTCCATTGATTTTGAAATCGACGACTGCACACCTAGAGTGGATGGGTTCAATGATTTTGTTTTTGTAATTGCAGGCGAAAATAAACCTACAGTTACCATGAAATTTCTCAATGTTCGCCCGTAGAGCGAGTTGTACATCGCTGGTTGTGTTGTCAGCTTCGTCAACAATAACGACCTTGTGTTCTGATTCACCAAATAGTGTGACGGTCGATGCAAAATTTTTGATTCTGTTTCGTACTGTTTCAAGTGCTCTACCTTCGTCTGATCCATTAATTTCAATATAATCAGCATTGAGTTGTTCGCACAATGCCCGTGCAACCGTAGTTTTACCAATACCAGCAGTTCCATGTAAAAGTAAATTTGGAATCTGCCCCTTTTTCACAAATGCATTAAAAGCATCCTTGGTACTTTGAGGGAGGATGCAATCATTAATATTCTTGGGTCTATACTTTTCAATCCAAACAAAAGAATTATCAGACATAATAAAAAAATTAATTAGTTTCTTTCAGGTTCAAGAGCAATGAAATACTCTAGATCCATACTGTCTTCAATAAAATGTGCTGCACCCCGACCTTTATCGTCAAAGATAGCAACATGAACTGTGTAGTTACCAGAAATAACTTTGATGTTTTCCATCTTAAACTTAAAGTCAATAGGAGTATCAGAGTGCCCAACAACGTAAGACATCATATTGGAGGTGACGTTATCAATGTCAACTACAACCAGATGAACTTCAGAACCCTCTGACTTCAGACACAGATCAGGAAGACCGAATACTGCTGCACCTTTTTTCAAAGACTTAAGCATTTCCATTGTAAGTTGAAAAGAAAATTGACTTTGAAAATTAATTTTCTTTTGAGGTGGTGTTACCACCAGATCAGGATCAGAATAAAAATATTTAATTTTAGTGTGGTTGTTTTTGATAGTTACATATTGAGAGTTTCCAAACTCAAGTTCACAATCCGCAAACAAATCTAGTCCATTCAGAAATTCACCTAAGTCATAAAGTGCAAATTTTTCAGGGAAAGTTTCTGCAACCTTTGCTCTAGCAAAAACATTGTTAGTAGTAGCAATAGTACCAATCTCTTGCCCTGGTCGAATCAACAGTGAATTGTTGATGTCCGCAAAATTCTTTAGAATTTCTTTTGTCTCTTCAGATAGTTTCATACTCACTGGTTGTAGGTTTCACGTTGGTCTGCATTCTTTTTATAGAAGAATCCTAGAAGAATAGAATAATGCTGAATCTTCAAAATATCTCTTTCGGCAGTTCCTTTCTTATCATACCTAGAGGTATATTTAAGAATATTGTCTCGACAGAAGGGTTCTCCATCTTTATGTGATGCCTCAATAAAATCCAAAGTTTGGATATTTTCATCGTTGGCGGCATAGTGTTGTTTGTAAGTCCCTCTAATATACTCAAGAAGTTCTTTTACGATCTCTTCTTCATTGTATTTCCAAGGAACACCAGGAGATTTAGAAATAAGATCCGTATCTTCTGATGATCCAATCATAGGTTCCTCCAGTAATTGTTGATACTTTCCAGCAGTAATGTTAAATGTGTTTTCTTTTTCCATTTTTAAAATTTCATCATAAAGAAACGACCAAGAATTGGGTCCACCCACATTATCAGAATTTGATGTCATTGTCAACCTCCTTAAGTTCAAAATCTTCATCATACTTGTCGTATGCCTCTAGGAAGGATTCTTTAATTTCATCAGAGAATCGATTAAGACAAACTTCAAGTGCTTTCTCTTTCTTACCCCAGATAGAATATGCCCGAATGATAGCAACAAGACGGCGAGTGCTGATCAATTCACCAGAGACACGATCATCATCAAACAAAGAACGAGAACGACGTGCCCACTGAATCAGACGCATGCAAAATTCATTATCGTCAACACCAACCTGATTACAAACCTTAGTAAGAATCTTCATCTCTGTAGTTGTAGCAGGATACTGCTGCTCAAAAGTGACAGGGAATCTTTCAAGGAATGCCTCGTTCATAATATTGGTTCCGATAAATCGACCATCAGGACTCCCCTGACCTTTAGTATTTGCAGTTGCAATCACATTGAACCCAGGAGCAGGAGTGACATATTCACCAGTCAATTTAATGAACAAGGGTTTGCCTTCAAGAATTGGTTGTAGGCACATGATTTTATTAGATGCTAGGTCAACTTCATCTAGAAGAAGAACTGCACCACGCCTCATTGCCTGAACTACCGGACCATCCTGCCAATCAGTAATTGTAGATCCCCTAGGATCTGACAGACGAAGACTACCAATCAAATCACTTTCATCAGTTTCAATAGTAATATTCACTCGAATAAATTCCCTACCAAGTTGAGCACACGCTTGTTCAACTGCGAAAGTCTTACCATTGCCGGACAATCCCGTAATGAATGCAGGGTAGAAAAGATTGGACTTAATAATCTTTTTGATATCGCTGAAAGAACCAAAAGGGACGAAGGTATCATCAACAGTGGGGATAAAAGTTTGAGAGGGTTGTGCAGATGGAGCGTTAAAAGACTTCTCAATAGTATCTACAGTATGTGAAAGATTCCATTGTCCTCTGTCAACTTTATAGTTCTCAAGACGTTTGGTGATAGTTTGGTATGAAATGTCAAAGTGACGACATGCCTGGTGCAATTCAGTACCTTGAATGTTTACACCAAAAGTATCTGAAAGATAGTTAATGATGGTCTCAGTAGAAGGAGTAGTCATGATGTTGAGTGATTACAGATAAAGTATACAGAGGAAGATGGGGTGGTAGTCACCCCAGTGGACAGTTTAAAAATTGATTAGGCGATAGTATCAACAAATGAGCAAAGCATTTTTCTGTTAGCATTTTTTGCTTTCAATGATTTTCTAATAGCATTGTTGATTTTAGTAATTGACGCATCATCTCCAACATCAATAGTTGTATTTTTGTTGAGGATTGAAGTTGCCATCCCATAAAGCATGTCATAAGGAGTGTCCTTTATGCACAAGTTCCTATCTTTTGACCAAGTAGCACGAGAATTATAATCATCTGCATAACCAGAAAGAAATTTCTGAGCTTCTCTAGTTGGAATAAGACGAATACCTATAAGGTTCATATTAGGAAAATGATCTTTAAGGTTTTGAAGAAGACAATTGGTACTCTCATCCATTGCATTATATGAACGGCGAGATGGAATTTCTGGATAAACACAACCAAGTTTAGTATCTCTAATGATGCAACGATAAGAAGCACTTACATAATAGTTGTGATCACTGGGTTTAAACTTAGAAATTTTAGAGTTGTCGTAGTTAACATAGTGAGTCAAATAATCGGATTCACCATCAGTAAGAATAATAGTGGATAGACAGTCAACTTTAGTAGTCTTATAAAATTCTGGAATAATTTGACGAAGGGCGATGATAGTAGAATTCAAAGGAGTGCTAGACATCTGAAGTGCCGGAGGGTAATTATAACCGTAATTGTTAAGAGTCAAATAAGAAATATTAAAAAGGGTACGACAATCATTATCAAAATCTTTCGCAGATCTTCTGGAAGAAATCAAATTCAACATATTTAATTGAGGATCTACTTGAATGTCGTTATGAGATGCATTTTGAACTTTATTATGATATTTTTGATATCTATCGTAATCTGGATTAGAACAGTTCTTATTCCAAACGTTGGTAAATGTATACACATCAAAGGGAATGTTTTGTTTCTTACAAAACCAAACCAATTGAAGAAGTTGCTTAGTTGTTTCCAGTATGCAATCTTGCATAGAACCAGACCAATCAAGGATAAAAATCATTCCATGACTCTGCCCTTCTTTCACAACCTGAACTTGCTTAAAAATATCCTGACTAAACTTATATGAATGTAGAGTTTTAGTATTAAGAATTCCAGTGCGAGAAGAGTAACTTCTTGCATATTCATCAGCACTCTTTTTACTCTGAAACTCCTTAATCATATAATTTACACTACTCTGAGATTCTTTTTTAAACTTGAAATACATTTCATTCACACCAAATTCTTCCCATCTTGATTCATACAATTTACATTCCTGTTCAATAATGTCTGGGGTTACGACAATGTTTTCTATCTTAACTGTAGGAATGTTTAGATAAGTTCTTTCATAAGTTTCAGTATCAATCAAATCCTTCAATTTACTATCAAATGCTTTTTGAGTAGTTACGTCATCACTAGTTTCTTCTGTTGTTGCTGGTGAAGAACTTTCTTCTCCAGAATTTAACAAAGGATTTTTGGTTTCGGCATCTTCATCAAACTCTGAGTCCTTATTTTCTGGGTTGTCATTATTTTCAGATGACTCACTACTGGAATTATCAGATACTGAGTTATCAGTTTGATCTCCACCAGAATTATTTGTAGAAGAAATATCAATATCAGCGGAATCTGTTTCGGTATTCTTTGTGGAAAAATCCTTAACCTTCAAACAGCAATCAAGAACATCATCAAAGGTATTAACATTTTTAGAGATATATTCAACCATATCCATCTCTTCATCTGTAAATTTTATAACAAATAAATTTCCAAGTTTAAAATAAATATTAACTCTATCCATAAAAGACATTTTATCGACATCACGATCTTTAATACTGAAGAAATCCATGTCATGAAGATCTGCATAACCCTTCTTGAAAGTTTTACGAAATCCTGGAAACTTCTTTTGAAGAATCCTTTCAATACGGATATCTTCAATGATGTTTACATGTGCATAATTAACATCAACATATTTTCCATTTTTATAATTACCTTTATTAGTAACGAATTGATCTAACTCATAGACGGGAGTATAAAGAGCATGACCAACCTCATGTCCAATCAACATATCATATGCACTAGAAGAATCCATAACCCACATAGGAAGAGTCAGGATACGTTGTTCAATATCAAACGATGCGGTTGATACTTGACGGTGCTCAACAATAAGGTTTTCTCCTGCCAACAACTTGGCGAGACGATCCTTGATTTGAAGATTTTGCATTGGGATTTCTTGTCGATAGAACTACAATACAAAAAAAGGACCACCCTTAGGGCGGTCCATGTGACACTTTTTAAAGTGTTTTAGAGATTGTTTTCTGGCACGGATTCTACCTTTACAGGTTCCCTTGCCATGCTTGTCTTTCTTTGAGTGGTGTTGCCAGTTAGGGAGTTGTGCCATTGGTTTGAAATGGTTTGGAGAAGTTTTTAACCTTCTTGAACTGTATCACATTATCGAACTTATCGTGAAGCATGTCCTCTTTGTGAGAGATCACAAACACATTGTTACCATCTGTAACAGTTCGGAGAATGTTAATAAACTCAGTAGTTCCATTACTATCTAGAGAACTATCAAATATTTCATCTAAAATAAGAATATTAGTATTTACTGAATTCTTTAACTTGGCAACCTCTCTCCAGGTAAAAAGAAGTGCCAAGTCAATTCTCATTTTTTCACCTTCAGAAAAAGAAGCATAAGAAAATTCATCCCTATATCTCGATTTAATTGTTTCATTGAAAGTGTCATCTAAATTAAAATTAACATAGAACTCAAGTTCTTGAAGATGTTTATTAATTAAAGTATTCATCACTGGAAGATACTTCCTAATAATTGAACTTTTAACTCCTCCATCTTTTAAAATTTCAGCAACAATTTTTAACTCGGTAGATCTTTTAGTTACTTGTCTTCTTTGAACTTCTTGACTCTTTCCTTGCCCTATCAAGGTTTTCATTTTATCACGTTCACGATCTACGTTATCAGTATTAGATTTTAGAGAATTAATTTGATTCTCAGTTTCTTTCACTTTATTCTGCTTCCACTTAATAGTAGATAAACAATTATTAATTTTATTTTGATTGTAAGATATCTTTTTCTGAAATGAATTACGTGTGTTTAAGTTATCGCTTAAAGTTTTCTCTTTAGTTTTAATATCATTTAAAGCAAATTCAAGTTTAGAGATATTTTCATTACTAACCTTGATGTTTTCATTCTTAAACTCCTCAGTAATTTTTTGATTACAAGTAGGACATACATCATTAGAAGTTAAAAATTGAATCGTACTTTCCATATCTTTTATTTTAGATCGGAATTTAATATTATATTCATTTAACTTATCAATTTCTTCCTGAGGACTTGGAAATTCATTCATCTTCTTAGTCAAGGTATCAATGTTTTCCAAATAACGATCAAGTTCAAGTTGATTAGATTCAATCTCAAGTTGAATTTTATTGATTTCATCTTCCCAAAGAACTACATTATCCTCACTCTGTTTCTTTAAATCTGAAATAAATCTTTTCTGAACCTCAACTTTTTCTTTAAGGATAGAAATAGAATAATCAATATCAGACAATGCTTCTTTATTTTCTTTGACCCTATCCTTTAAGATGGAGTTCATTGTGGAAAAAATTCTAATGTCTAGGATATCTTCAATAACCTCTCTACGTCCTGCTGCAGGTAATTGCATGAAAGGAACAAAGGTTGAAGACCCAAGAACAACAATTTGAGTAAATGATTTGTAGTTAAGTTTTAAAACATTTTGCTCTAACCATTTTTGCTGATCAGCAGAAGATGCAGATTGATCTAATTGCTTCCCATCTTTGTATATTTCAAATAGATTAGGTCTCATGCCACGTCGAATCTTCCAATTAATTTTACCAATAAAAAATTCAACCTCAACTACACAGTCTCCAAGATTTACAGCGTTGACTAATTGAGGTTTATTAATTTTTCTAAATGGTTTATTAAAAAGACTAAAGCATAAAGCATCTAAAATTGTAGACTTTCCTGCTCCATTTTCTCCCACAATTAAAGTTTTATTGTGAGAGTTTAAATTTATTTTGGTAAAATTATTTCCTGTAGATAGAAAATTTTTCCATTTAATGTTTTTAAATTCAATCATCTAATTCTGATGGTGGGATAACAATGTCTTCAGGTGTTACTATACAATAAGAGTATCCATTTCTTTGGCATACATCAATAGCAGTTTCATCATCTACCTCAACAGGTATTAATTCTGGATAATCATCCGCTGCTAATAAACCACAGTGCCTTTCAGCATCCTCTTCTTCTTCAAAAAGATACAGAATATTATCAGTGCCAATAGAAGGAGCATATGCTCCCTCAGTTTCCTTTCCTTTTAAAGTTAAAATATACATTATTCTAATTGTATTGATTCGGAATAAATTGAACCTATAATTGAAATAAGAGTTTCTTTATCTTCATAGTCAATCTCCTCTACATATTTTTCTAGAAAAGATAACGTTCCTTGAACTTCAATATCACCTGATGGATCTATTGTTTCTTGGGAATTGTCGATGATTTTTAAATCATGAGTACCCACTCTATACAAACTCTCAATTAACTCATCATACTTATAATAGTTAGTTCTTTTTTCAACAATGAGTTTTACAAATTTATTTGCAAACTTTTCAGGTTGAATATTAAAATTATCTTCTTCAGTATCATCATAGTAAATTTTAACAAACATATCATTAGGATTCTTTACAAATTTTAGATTTGTTGTTTTAGTATCAAAGACATGAAATCCCCTAACATCTCCATAATCATTCCAATACATTTGATAAGGATTACCTAGGTAGTAGATATTGTCCGAGTGTGATCTATGATGAAAATGACCAGAAAATACTTTTTTAAATTTTGAAAATACATCACGACTCATACCATGTTCCATGTAATAACCTTGATGTGCCTCAAATCCAGACAACTCAAGATGCCCCATGCAGATATTTGCTTGAGTTTTTGAAATCTCATTATAAGTTTCAGTTTCGTTATCCACACAGATCCATGGAATGAAGCAAATATCAAGACCACCAACGTTAATGGTCTCAGGTTTTTCAATTAATTGAACATTTTTATACTCTTGAAGAAGTAAATTAATAGCATTAATTCCAAGAGTGTTTTTATAATAAGCAGTGTGATTACCTACTACTGTATACACTTTGATATTTCTATCAGATAGATTATCATAGTAATTTTTCTTTGCCCAATCTAATGTCCAAAAATCAATTGACTTTCTGTTATCAAAAGTATCACCAAGATCAAGCACTGTATTAATTTTATTTTTATCCAGAAATGGAAAAAATACTTCGTCATAGAATTTCTTCATGTAGTCATGAAAAATCTGACTACCTTTTCTCATGCCAAAGTGCTGATCAGTTATAATAGCAACTTTCATCAATACCTCATTTTTTGCTCAAGAGAATTTTTAATCCCTTCATAAGATGCATTGCAACCATGTTCATCTCCAGTAAAAACTTCACTAAATCCAGATTTTTCAATCATCCTATTTTTAATATCTACCTGTTTCTTTTCCTTTTGTATTCTACGAAGGAATGCATAGTAGATAATTTGAGTAAAATATGCAAATGGATTTGTAGATTTTGATGGATCAAAATTATCAATGTATGTAATACAGTTTTCAATACCATCACCTATCATATCATCTTTAAACATGTAGTTGACGAAGTTAGGTTTATACGAAAGGTGTTGGGCAATTTTTAAAAAACACCCACCAATGTATTCTCCAACTGGTGGTTTTGGTTCGCCAGTTTCTTTTGACCTCTCTACTCTCTTTTTATAATCAACAATAGCATGCAAGAAGTCTTTGTTATTTACGTAATGTTCTTTTTGTTTTGACATTTATTTTAAATTTATCTTCTCTACCTACAATAGCACAGATTAAGGGGCTTGACAAGTCATCGGATTTCGAGTAGGATAACATTGTCAAGGTTGAAGAAAACTGTATAAAGCTTTTAATACTTAAGGGTCATTTAGAATCTTTAGAGTCTTTCTTATCAGATGAGTCTAATAGAAATAGTTCTTCTAGAAGTGTTCTAGCATCTTCAATAGAGGATAAGAGACCCATTTCTTTATCAATAGAAACTCGCCCGCCATCAGAATTTAATTTACTTTTACGTTTCTTTTTTGGTGGAGTATCACCTGTCTCAAGTTTATATAAACTTTCCTTATAGAACTCTATTGCTTCCTCATTAATTTCAGTAAAGGAAACGATGTTTTCTCCATTGATAATGAACTCATCTTTTCTAGCAGTCTTTAACCAATATTTTATTTTTAATCCATGGACTACTCCAGGAATTTCAATTTCCTCTACTTCAATTGGATATTGAATTTTTATATAATCTCTTTCTAAATTAGTTTCCGTTACAATGCATAATAATTCTTCACCACTTAATAATTTTATATTTGCGAAAAAAGATTCCATACTTAGTTTTTTACCTTAATGTTTATTATTTCATAATCAAAATTTTCTTGATTATAAATTTTAACTCGTTCAAATAAATGTTTCAATGTGTAATTGGGATTGGTGCTATCTTTTGATGTATCATCTGCAATATCATATAAAATTGCCATATTTTTGTTTTCTCCTTTTCTTAGTACTCTACCAATAGATTGTAGATTTCTTACTCTTGATTTTGAGGGAGATGCAAAGACAATGTTATGTAAATTTTTAATATTAATTCCTGTAGAAAACGTACCATAACTAGCAATAATAATTGCATCAGATTCATTTTCAGTAATAGATCGAATTTCTTCACGATCTTTTACATCAACACCACCGTGTACAAAGAATACTTTCCTATCACCTTTTACCCCATTATTTATCAACTCATAAAGTGGTTCTCCATGCCTTTCAACATAGTTGAAAAGAACTAGAGTATTACCAGCAAGATCCAAAGTAAGATTTTTAATAAAATTATTTCTCTTTGGATGAGATACCAGATAGTCTATCTCCTCTTGATAGTTATCAAATTTTACATGTCGATGCTTTAATGAAAGAATTTTAATTTTTAATCTAGACAGGTGTCCCTGTGTAATCAATTCATTTGTATTTGTGACCTTTTCGTGAGGTCCAAACAAACCCTCCAATACTAATTTATTCGTCTTGCTTCCATCCAGGGTGCCGGTAAACCCTACCCTGTACTTAGCATGATGTAGTTTAGTTAAAATATCTGTTAAAGACTTTGCTTTAAATAGATGTGCTTCATCTCCAATTACTGCAGTAAATTTCTCAAAGTATTTTCTATGCTGTTTATAAATTGATTGCCATGTAGTAATTGTTACTGGTTTTGGAGATAGTTTTTCATGACCAGCATATACTTTATGGCAAAATTCTTCAGACATCCAACCATAGTCCTCAAAGTCTTTATACATCTGCTCTACAAGAGATGTAGTTGGAACTACAATAAGAATCTTTTGTCCAGTTTCTTGTAAAAATCGAACAATAGAATAAATCATAAATGATTTTCCTGATCCAGTTGGAGAGACAATCAGTTTACGTTTTTTCCTTAGTGCCTCATAGATTGCTTTGTATTGGTAATTTCTTGCTTTAATTTTTGAGAATTTTTTAGTAAAGGATATTATACCGTTTAATGAAATTAATTCATCCTCTTCGTCAGGCATACCAAAATATTCATTATCCACATAGTCATATGTGTAGTGACGCTCTTGACAAAACTGTTCAATATATTCTCTCAATCCTGCATAAATTTCTCCAGTTCCGGGAGAGTATAATCTAATCTTACCGTCCCAATACCTCTGCTTATAAGCAGGCATAAATTTTGCACCTTCTACCTCAAAAGTAAAATGATCAGATAATTCGTATGCAATATGTGCAGGAGTTGCTAGTTGGAGATATACCTCATTCTTCTTTTTAATGATAACGTCACTATTCATCTATACCCCTTGAATATTTTAACCAATCAATAGCATTTTTAATTTGAAATGATCTATTGTTAATATTATTTAGAATCTCTTTTAAAGTGTTTTCTAATTTTTCATACAAATCTAAAGTTGCCTGAGATTTTATGTATTCTAAATCACCTTTAATATAGACAGGCACTTCAGTTTTAATAATTCTATCTTCAGGAGCAGTCTCCTCTCTGCCCATATAATAACTATACTTTTGTAAGTACAATCTATTATGATTATACTCTTTTTCTTTTTTAATTAATTGAATTTTTAAATATTTGTCCAACCACTTGGAATGTAAGATTGGAATTCTTCTTGCTTCTTCACATAGATCATCTCCCATAACAGAATCTTCATGCCACTGATCCAAAAAATCTTGATATAAATTCATAAAGTCAATTGTTTATTGTTTTTGTCAAGTAATTTAAAATACGTATATTTAAATGTAGCAGTTGCTGTTAAATATTGAATGTCATTAGTGTTTGTATCGAACTGTAGTGTAGATAAAGATACAGGAAATGCATCCACAAAATCTACTTTAAATGAAGTATTATAATTGCTGTTTAATGCTGTTAGAGTAATTTGCACCTGATCAATATTCCATGAATCTGCAAAATTTTTATCAACTTGTTTTTGCACAAAATCTTTCCACTGTGTGGATTTTTGGGGATAAGTAATACCAACCATCCAATCATGAATTAATGAATAGTTGACACAATTTTCATCTACTAAAAATTCTATTGTTAAATCTTGATAGTTTAATTTGTCACCTCCAAGTTGAAAATCATTATAGGGGGTTGCTTGTACTGGACCCTCCATGTTAATGCCAGGGATATTTGCACTTTGAACCTGATAATCTACTTCAGTAAAACCAGGAAGATCTAGTTTAAATGCAGTAGGAGATAAAAAATTAGGATTGTAATTTGATGCTGGCATAGGTAGAGTCCTTCACACTTTTATTTATAGACATAAAAAAAGACCCCTAAGGGTCTTGAGTAATCATTTTAGAAGTACCTTACATATTTTTTTACATTCGGTTTGATTGCGAGAATCACACTCAATTAAACATTCATAATAATCATTTATTTTTTGAGTTTCAGATTCTAGTTCGTCTATAGTTTGTTCTAGATGTCTCCATTCATCTAATTGTGCTCGGGATAATAGATTGTGCATTGTCACCTCCTAGCATTTGAAGCATAATCAATGGAGGGTTAGGGTTCATTTTTACCTCTCATAACTCTATATTATCTAGACAAGTTTATCTAACGTAATGAACATTAGTTTCATTTTTACAAAACTAAAAATAATTAAACATAAAAAAAAGAGGTCCCAAAAAGGGACCTCCTTGATATAATGTGATGCAAGAGATTACATCAGGTTTGCAACAGAAGTTCTTCTGTAGTATACGTTAGCACCGAGGTTACCTGCTGCCAGAGGATCGGCATTTCCAGTAACATCAGTTGCACCCTTAGCGAATGGGTTGAGTACCATGCCATAACGAGTCTTAAACCCGATACGTGGCTGGAAGTCTTCAGCGCCAACGCTACGTACCATCTGGAGAGGTACATATGGGCAGTAGAACATGCCAGCGTCATAAGCATTGGTGCCCTTATAACCAACAACGTAGTAGTTATTGCCAGAAGCAGATCCAGATCCACCACGAGTGATGGTTGCATAAGGATCGACATAGACGCGATAGCGACCGTTGAGAACACCAGCGAAGGTGTTACCGGTGTCATCTACCTGGAGACGGTTGTTGCCTTCCAGAGCAGGTGCATAGTCGAGTTGACCAGCAGCAGCAAGTGCAGATGCAACGTCAGCAGAGCACATGATGATGTTGCCCTTCCCGCGACGAGTTTGACGTGCAATTACGTTTGCGTCACGCTCGATTTGGAACATGAGACCCTTGAACTTCTCAACAGACCAACGTCCGTTGGAGTCAACGTCCATGTCAAAGATTCCTGGGTTTGCGGTGTCAATTTGAGCACCACGAGTAGCAGACTTGTAAACAGTTCTGACAACTTCTCTGTTGATCTCAGCAAGGATCTCAGCAGAAAGAATGTTTGCCAGTTCCGACTCAGCATCAAGACCGTGAATAGCACGCAGGTCTTGTGCAAGTTCAAGACTGTAGGATGCTTTCAGAGCACGTGACTTAGCGGTTACCGAGACCTTCTCGATACCAAGTCCCATCTCTCTGAAATCAGGGTTAGAACCGTCGCTGTCGAGTCCTTCAGCAACTTCAGTACCCATACCTGCACCAGTGGTGTAACGTGCTTGGCGAGTTGCTTCGTTATCGCCAGAAACGTCATTCAATACTGCAGGGTTGTTGCCAGTATTAGCAATGGTTGCACCAGGATTAACACCATCAGCACCTGACTGACCAGTAAGAACCTCATCGTAGAAGGTTTCATTACCATTTTGGTCATCATACTTCGCACGCATTGCGAAGATCATTCCAGTAGGACCAGTCATTGGTTGAACGCCTGCGAGGTCATAAGCGACCAGGTTTGGCATCGAACGACGGATCATTGAGATCAGTACAGGGTCGAAACCAGCAACAGGACCACCAACAGCAGCGCCAGAACTAAAACCAGCTTCGCCACTACCTGCACCAGGGGATGCGTTTGAACCAGTAGTGATTGTTGCACCTGCCTCAGACAGAATCTGTCTTTCAACGTCGGTTACTTTTTGTTGATTTTCCAGGAGGATGGAAGTAACAGCTCTCTTATAGGGATCTGAAATTGGATCTGCGCCTTCAGCGGACAGAACATCATTCCATTTTTCCTGGAGTTGTTGGGAAATACCTAACATTTTTTTCTCCGGATTTAATTAGTAAGTGTGTATAATTTGAAGATCAGCGATGAGCATTAATTGCTCTTACGTATGCTGCCATACGTGGATCATCAATAGTCGTTGCAACATCAGTTGCAATATCTTCTTTCAGTTGAACTTCCTCTTTGGGGAAATAACTTTCCTTAACGGTGGTAAGTTTTTCTGTGAAAGATTCTTCGGACTCAAACTCAATTCCTTCTGCAAGAGAATTAAGTTTCTCTGCTTGGGTTTGAGCAAGACCCTTAGATGCTTCTGAGATCATACGCTCTTTTACGAGAGCATTTTTCTCGGCGTGAAGTGACACACATACTTCAATTTGCTCATTGAGCTTTTCTTCCATCTCATCTAATTTGTCTGTCATCTCTTGCATTACATTATATTTTTCTTCAGGGAGTTCTACATAATTTTCTTCAAAAAGTTGCTTCATTTTAAGCATCATATTTTCCGCCATCTCTAATTTGATGCCGTTATGGAGTTCGATTTCGTTCTCCTTCTTCCATTCCTCAGCAATATAGTTGAGGAACTTATCCATTTTCTCAGCAAGTTCAGTTTTGAACTCTTCAACTTGCTCAGAGAAACGTGCCTCATAAGACTCTTCAATCTTTTTAGTTTCTTCAGCAAGTTTAGAAGAAACTGCTGCAGTAAAGATTGTACGTGCTTTTTCTTGGAATTCTTCGGAAAGTTCTTCGCCGGTCAGAAGTGCGGTAACATCTTCATCGACGGAGAAAGATTCGGTTTCGGTAGTTTCAGCAACTACTTCACCTTGAATCTCTTCTTCCTCTTTCATTTTCTTTGGAGCAGAGTCACCAGCGGTAGCGTCCTTGTTATTTTGGTCATGGACCTGGGATGTACCTTTGTTGGCAATCTTTGCAGAGTTGTCATTATTTTTGTAGTTCTGGTTGGTAGGACCACCCAGATCGTCTTTGGAAGTATCTTGAGGAGCAGGAACATCCAACTTTTGCATTGGATCTGCTTTGCCAGCACCATCGGTTGGTGCCTTCTCTTCAAGAGTTTCCTCTACGAAAGTTTCAAATTTCTGGTCAACCGATGCTGACATGTGATATTCTCCTTTAATATAGTCTTGTAATTTGCTATAATTTATTTATAATTCTATGTCTTTTAAGAATTTTGCAAACGCGGAAACTTTAGTCTCTTGGAGATTATATAAAGTTGCCGAGTCAATTTCTTTCTTAAAAGTTTCAATATGACGTTCGGTAAGAATGCCGTTGTTCCAAATCCATTCTTTACCTTCCATAATTCCTTCAACAAAAGCATCAGGAGCAGAAGGATCTGCTACAATGTCGGCAGCAGTAGATAACATAAAATCATCGCGGACATAACTTGCGCCATTTCTTTCAGAAATAGATCCAACACCCCTAGATGAAACACCTAGTTTTACACCTTCGTCAAGTAAATTCTTTGCAATTTTACCCATAGGGGTTTCAAGAATTTTTGCTTTACCGATAAAGTTTGTTCCTTCTCTTTTGAGTGAAACAATTTTGTGAGATACACGATCTAAATTTACAGTAGGACCTTCGGGATGCCCCAACTCTCCTAACGCACGATCTTTAGAAATAAAAGATTCGGTGTATCTTTGAACTTCTTTTTCAAGAACGTTCATAGGATACACTCTTCCGTTTCTATTTTTAATTTCTGACTGAAGGAAAACGCCTTCAATAAAATGAGTCTTTCCAGATCCATTATCCTCAATTAAAAATTCTACGCTCTCAATCTGTTCCGTTATCAGTTTCATTTTCTGTTTCTTCTGGTTCGGTTTCTAAATCTGAGAATAAATTAGCACCAACTTTTTCTTTTTCAAGAGTAAGAATTGATGCTGCTCTATTCATAATCATATCTTTTATGGCATCTGAAGCATCAGCAAGTTGATCCTTCATGACCATATCAACAATTTTAGTGGTTTCCATAATTTAACCTCGTTTATTATTTAGTGTTTTTATTTCCTACTGGTGTTGGTGCAGTTGGATTTTTCATATTATTTATAGAAACTTTTTTAGTTTCCAAGTCAAGTTCAGAACTTTGCTTTTCTTGATCTACAACATCAAGAGGATCAATTACTTGACCTGACTTGATTTCATTATTTATTTGAATCTTCATTTCTGTAATTTCTTGTTCTGTAAATTGTAGAAGTTGTCTCATTACATAATCTTGAGAGAAGTACTTACCAACATAAAGATCTACCTTATCAAGAACTTCCATTTTCTTCTCAAGCATTTCAAGATCTGCCATTTCGGCAAATTGATTATCATAAAGAAAATCATATTGAATATGCTCTTTAAATTCTTCCCAATCTGAAGATGTGATGACTCCTTTTAAAATTAATTGAGTCCTCAGCAGATCATGAAGAAGATCTGAGAATTTTTTACGGAGACGACCTACAAATTTAGTAAATTTAATTTCATCCCTATTAATCTCTTCAGACTTTCCAAGATCAAATGATTTATCACTTTCAAGTCTAGAAGAAGGTACATTAAGTGCTTTATAAACTTGTGTTTGAAAATACTTAATGTCTGTCAATTCACCAAGATTCTGACCACCAGGAAGAGTAGTGATTTCAGTGCCACGACCACCTTCACGGCGAGGCAACCAATAATCTTCCATGATAGACATATGCTTTTTATCATCACGCATCTCACCAGTTGCAGAATCATAAACAAGTTTATTTCTATAGCGTGACATTACATCACGAAGATATTGTTCTGCTTTTACTTTGGGAAGGTTTCCAACATCAATATAGAAGATGCGTCTTTCTGGTGCTCTAGATAAACGATAAATTACAATGCTATCTTCTAGCATCTTAAGTTGATTCAAGGATTTAATTGCTTTGTGTAGATGACTCAACGTTATATTTCTACCTTGGTCAGTAATTCCAGAGGTTACAGATGCTATTGCATCTTTTGCAATTTTAATTCCTTGATTCGTACTGTTTATCCCCTTATTGTTATAAACATAAAATTCAACAACTGCTCCATAATCGTACTGATTAAATTCTTCTGAATTTTGTGGGGGTTTTTGAACGTATCTATATTTTTTAATCTTTAATGGATCGATATATCTAAGTTCTAAAATTCCTTTAGAAGAATCCTTTAAATCTATAACTTTATGATAATAAATTCTTCCGTCAACATACCAACGTCTAAAAATTTGATGTGCTGTTTTATCAAAATCTAAGAGGCGTTTGATATGCTCAAACTCAACCCTCATGCTAGTTTTGATGGATTCTGAAACTTCTAAATTTGACAGTTCTAATTCTACCGGACTGTCATCTTTATCTGAAACAATTGCTTCGTTTGTAATATCTTCGATAGCACTATCTACCTCAGGAGACAGTGACATTTCTCTATATTTTCTGATGAGATTTAACTCATCTCTGTGCTTAATTCCGTCAAGATCTACATAATGACCAAACCACCCACCATATGGAGTTATGGCAGATGTTGCATCATTATCTGTAGGTGGAACAGGAGACGAAGGTAATTTCGCCCCCTGTTTAAGATCTTCCTTCTCTATTGAAAATCCAAATAACTTCGCCATTCCAAATATGAACGTACCTTTAATCTATTTAGTAAACTAAATATCAGTCGTTCACTTCTCTCAATTTGGTGAATTCTCCCTTGTTGGTGGAGAAGTCAGTTTCACCTGCATCGAGATATTGATATTGGAACTCAACATCAAATTCCTCAATCTGATCATTACTGTCATAAGATAGATTGATAGCACCAACACTAGTTGGCCATGCACCAATCAACTTATAAACTCTAAGAACTTTATTAGGATCTTCCTTTTGACCAGTTGCAACTGCTCTAACACCATCAGAGGAAATGTTTTTAT